TATTGCGGGTTCTTCTTCAAAATCTATAACATCCCAAGCCTGTACCCAGCCCGTGTCACGCTGTTCAAACTTTTGCTGAACGTATTGCAAAACCTCGTTGTATTCTGGCTTGGGGTCTATGGTGTACGTGTAGCAATTGTAGCTAGCTAGCACAGCATCGTTCAAAGGGTTAGGAAAACTAACATTTGGGTTGTCCCGCTTTAGGCGAGACTCTGAATACGGTTTAGGTACTTCGTTTTTAAGTTTTAGTATATTCATGATGCTACCCCCGATGCCATTCCGTACAATGTGCTGTTCACTTTCCAAACAACTATAATATGTTCGTTAGTTGTATCTAATGTTGGAGCAGATCCTCCAACCCATTCCATTGTAGGCCAAGTCGCAAGATTGCCAGATCCGTCGTCTATAATTAAAGTAATAGACTCGCCGTCTACTAGCGAATCTGTAAACCCAACTGCTCCCGAAAAAGTTAGCCTCTGAATCGTTCCGTTGGCTGGATCAAGTGCAGTTGATCCTGTGACGCTCGTTGTGTTTACCGCCTTTTCCTGAATAGCACCAGCCATGTCTAGGGTGGTAACTATAGGAGCGTTGGTAAAACTTAAAACACCGCTTCCGTTGCTTTGCATCAAACCATTAGCAGCACCATCATCGTTTGGCAAAGTGAGTGTGTAAGTAGCTGCTGCACTGTGCGGTGGCCCTTTGATTGTTACACCATGAGAGTTGTTCTCGCAGTTAAGGACAAGTTTTCCAGACGTGTCATTACCGCGAACAACAACCGACCCTGTGCCGTTAGCAGCTAAGTCTATGTCGGCATTACTTGTAGAAACTATATCATTCCCATTTACATCAAGATTGCCACCCAGTTGCGGTGTGGTATCATCTGACAAATCCTGCAAGGCCGAATCAGCTTTGGTTCCTTGAGCAGACGTTGCGTAATCAGATGAGTCAAATGCTTTGACCTGAGCCAAGTTAGTTACTTCGCTGTCCATCAACGCTCCAGCAGCGGTAACTGTACTTGTATTGGTTACATTAGCTCCAGTAGAAATACCGTCCAACTTCGTCTTATCACCATTTACAAACGCTCCCTCACTGGGCTGTAGCTGGTAGGATGACAAGTCTTGGTCGCCAGTATTAGTACCACTAGTGTTTGATAGAGTAGTTAAATCACCTTCTGTAACAAACTTGTGAGTTGTTGAAGTGTCATCAATGTCATCGGCATCTTGTCTGGGGTTACCCATGTAAACCCAAGCCGAACCACTGTAACGGTAAAAACCAGCATCGTAACCAGTAGTTGCTGTGGTAACTAGATAAACATCGCCAGTAGACGGGCTACCTGGAAGGCTAGCGTAGTTAGCTACCTCAGTCTTAAAGCCTGGCATATCAGTGGCTTTAGTTACCGCATCATCTATTGTTTGTCCTGTATGTGTGCTGTCGTATGCCATTATTCTTTTACTCTAAATGTTTCTCCGTCGAAGTCTCTAAATAGCTCAGTGCCACCAGCACCATCGTCTACAAGAAAATTATCGTAGACAGTAGCTACTACTCCACCGATTCTAGCTCCTACGCGACCTACCCGCAAGAACTCAAAAATGTTTTTAAGTCCTACGTTTCTCATCGGGACTAGTCTACAAACTGTTCTGCGAAAATAACGGACGTTCCGCCGATGCCAATAAAGGAAGCGTTAGCTGCTGCGTTCTTGCTCAGAACAATCATTCCTTGTTCTTTTACAAGAAGATGACCATGGGTAGCACTTGCTACTGTTCCGTCAAAACTAACCATTACGTTATTGTCTTGGACATCAATAATCACGTAATCAGTATCAACGTGAAGATTGCCGGGGCCATTTGCAGCACTAGGAGTATTCATAGAAAGAGATACCGCAGTGCTAGTGGTTGCTTGAAGTCTTTGAAACTTAGGAGATGCTTTAGGGTTTATATTCCCTACATATAGATTGGAGGTGCGTGAGTTCATTTATCGTGCTTGTTGAGATACATAGGTTTTAAAGCGTTTGCCTACGGTGTTGTTGTTGGCTACTTGCTGTGGGTTGTCCATTTCCTCTTCCAGATACCTTTCGGCTATCTGATCTTCCAATACAGCCTTTTGGTGTTGTCCATCCAGTCGAAGAAAGTCGGCATATGTGGCATGAGCCATAAAATAGAAAAATTCTTGAGGCACTTCTGTCAGACCGCTATCTGCCGTATCTAGGCTAGTTAGCTGTGTTAGCCTCTTCTTGTATGTAACAAAAACCTCAGAGGCATCTGCCGTAGTGAGGTTGAGTATGTGTGCGCCATCGCTCTGAACATAAAATTCATACTCGATCGCCGAATTGCGAACAAAGGGATCGGTGCGATGTATGCGTAAAAATTCCCCTATTGGGGTGTACCCGGAGGTTTCCTCAAAGTTTACAATGGAACTTGCTACCGGACGAGATTCACCCGTAACCAAATACCTAACCCAGTAAGGAGTGCGGTTGTACGCCTCATACATTCGACGATTGGCCAATGCGAACAAATGGCCCACTTCCGCAGGAGTGAAATCGGATGTACCCGCTAGTGCAGATATTAAATCGTAGAGGTCTTTGTTCGCTTTTAGCTGCATTAGGCATTATTGGGGGACAAGTCCCCATGCTTCTTATTGTAATACTGCAAAAATTCTTTTGAATGCACGGCATCGTGGCCATACTTCTTTGTCAGTCTAAAGAAATCCCGGTGAGGAATCACCGCTACTGGCTTTCCTAAAACAGGATGGGTAGTTCCTTTAAGCTCTTGAGCTTCCTTCCTAGCTACATTGGTCCGAGCTTCCTCAAGCTTTTTTTCACGCTCGAAGCCAGTGCGTATTTCACGCATAAATGCACGGTCAATTTCGCCGTCGCTATATTTAGGAACTGAAGTGATGAGGTTCATAAAAAAAAAGGGGAGGCCAGAACTGGCCCAGCCTCCCCTATTATACTAAAAGTAAATCAGTAAAACTTACTGTTCCACCTTACCATGCGCACCTGGGTGGTGTACTGCGAGAGTAAGCGCGCAGTCAACGTACCCACGATCACCGCCACCCAAGTTGGGGAGGACAGTGCTTCCAACAGGAATAAGTTCAGCAATGCTGGCATATTCTGGGTTGAGGAAGTAACCACGGTTTTTGTTCGTGGTGTCGGGTGAACAATCAGGGTTCATGTTTACGATGGAAACAATACCGTGATCAGACTGGTAAAGCTCAACGCTCAGTTTGATCGAAGCAGATTCTCCATTGTAGTTAACATTACGGATGGACGTTCCAGCTCCATCACCGTCTGGGTCAAGACGAGCAAAGTCGCTGATGATGCGGCGGAGAGCCGTATCAGCAACTAACGTCAGACCATCCATAGCACCGCTAACACGGTAGATGGAGGTGATGATGTTGTTCATCGCAGTTTCCGTGAACGCACCAGAAGTGCTGATGTCGTAAACGCTATCAGAAGGAGTGCGGTAGGCCGCAGGAACCGGGTTGGTAGCTTGCGCACCGCTCTGGATCCACTTGCCGAGTCCACGCAACTTGTATGGATTCGATCCACTTCCATCTTCAACGTCTTGTTCGTTGTCAGACAGGAGAGTGGCCTCGATGTCGCGTTTTAGTTCACGAAGAGCTTTAGACTCTGCTTGAGCGAACTTAGCGGGACCGACTGAGTCTACTGCTTCCTGAAGATCAGAAACCTGGTAAGCTCTGCGGAACTTCTGAGTGTAGTTTCCAAGACGGACGCGATCGGTGAACTCGTCAGAATAGCTGCTTACGTCAACGCCTTCAGAGATACCTGCGGTGCTAACTGCTGCTAGTTTGTCTACGGTCCACTCGTACTGTACGGCGGTGGCTCGTGTTTTTGCCAGCGAACTAAGGACAGGTGTTTCCTCTGGGGCCAAAATAGTGAGAATATCGCTAAGGTCTTCCCGGTTGGAAACATTTGCCGATGGGCTGGCTTCGTATGTGTTTGATAGTGCCATTATATTTTCGGGTATTTAAGTGTTTGCGAGACGACGCGACCATCGCGCCTCTCTAAGTTTTTGGAAGTCGTCTTTAGTTCCAGACTCCTTAAACCGTTTCGTTAGATCTTTCAGTGCCTTGGACGAATTGTCCTCGGTTTTGTCGGACTTGGCCAATGCTGGTGACGGACTCTTTGGCGGTGTCGGCTTGAATGCTTCCCCGGCATTAGTTTGCTTAGGGGCTTTTGAAGACCCTCCAAACATGCTATTGACCGAATGAGCTAATAGGTATGGCAGTTGCCAACTTAAATCAGGGTTTTGCTCGTAAGCTTTCTTGAGTGCTGGTTGGCTGGCTAGCTGCACAAACTGCTTAGTCTGCTCGCTTTCTTTGTCGCCTAGCCACTTGAACTCCTTGATCGCTTTCTTGCCATATTCCTGACGTAGCTTAGTAGCATCCTCCACTTTCTTTACCTTTTGGAATTGATCCGGTAGGTATTTATCGCGAGATTTCCTGGCTTGTTTCAGCGCTTCACGCACCTGAGCTTTGGTCATAGCCTGCCCATTTGATTCGGTAACCTGTTCATCAGGGCCATAATCAGCAGACTCAAATAGAACATCCTCCGCCCATTCGATCACATCATTGATCTCCTTGGCTTTGTTCTGGATGTCCGGGACACTTTTCAGGTCGTCGTAGGGATTGTTCTCGATTTCGGAAGTGGCAGAAAGCACCTGCTCTTGCTGGGCTTTCATACTATCCTCAAGCTCTTTCGCCTTCTCTTCCGCAGCCTTAGCCCTTGCGGTGAGTTGACCAAAACGATCAACAGCCCGGCTGGACAACGACTCGGAGAGTTGTTTGAGTTCGTCCTCAGACAAATTGTCTAAGTCGATATTTGAAAGAACATTTGATTGATCTTGGACCTCTTCTTCTTGAGGTTGGGACTCTGTCTCAACTTCTTCAGAAATAGACTCCTCGATCTCCGGTTCAGGTGTGGGAGGGGCCATAGCCTCTTCCATTTGCCTGGCGCGTCTAAGTTGATACTCAGATGCGGATATATTAGTGTTTTCCGCTGTGTTTTCAGAGGCATCAGCGATCGCCTCGACTACTTCACTCATGTGTTTTGTTGTTTCCGCTTATTACGCCTAGCGATGGCGAGCCGTGATTATATCACAGGAAACAACTTATTCCACATAGTCGGTCCACTTTTTCAACAAAACCTCGTAGTCGCAATCTTGGAGGATGTCATCGTATGCAGAAATCTCTCCAGAGATTTGCATCACCTCTTCTGGCGAGGATCCACGTAGGCGAGCTATCGAGGACTCCCTACGTTGCTTAACGATGTTAATGAAGCGAGCAAACTGCTCATACTTCGAAAGAAAAGCTATATCATTCTCCAGACTCGGAATCATATGCTTTTACTAGTTGTTTGTGGTATTTCTTGGAAAGATCTACACGCCTATCGCGGTGAGGTTTTCCTGGACGAAGAAATATTTCCATAAACTTATCACTTACAAATTCTGGATCATCAGACTGGAATGCCTCTCTGAGTTTCTTGGCATTGCCTGCACCAAGAACATTCTGCTTTTTCCCGTATATGTTTTCGTAAACATACCTCACTTGATTATCCGTGTTATCCGGCAAGCCTTCTTCTTCCAGATACTCTCTGTAATAAGGTTTGTGGAAATCAAATTGGAAAACACCATATCCTCCGCCACCACCATATTGCTTTTGGTTGTATGCAAAGCTGTTCCCAGTCTCTACGCCCGAGTTGCCATACATGGCTGCTTCTATTGCAGGATTTTTTCCAAAATACTTTCTAACGGACTTAGCCAGCCTGTTTAAGTTTAGAAAGTGTTCTCGGTCTTTTCCGTATTGAGATGTACTTTTATTATCTGGCATATCAACAAATAGTATGGAGGCAAATAACAGAGCTATCACTGCTGCATGCCTTGAGTTTGTACCTCACCCATCTGGGCTGGTTGTGTCCCGATACGCCCTATTTGGGCGTTTTGAGCTTGCTGCATAGCGAACTGATACTGTCCAGCATACTTCTGAAGACGAGCCGCAAACGCTTCATCTTGTTGCAAACGCTGCTGAATATCCGGCTGCTCCGTATATTGCTGAATGATTTGAAGAGCCGATTGAGAGCCATTCGGGCGTGCTGGTACTTCGATTCCTGCATAAATTTTAGATAGGTCATCTGTGATATGTTTTAGCATCTGGTCCTTGGCTTCCTCCAATGGTCTCATCACACCATCCGCCAATACAGGATCGATGGAAGATGCTATCACAGAAAGGAGCTTATCCATATCTATGCGGCCATTGCGGTCCATTTGAACCAATGAAAGTAGTTGGTTTAGTTTGGCCTCCTGCTTGTCTCCATCAGAATTAAGAACGTCGAAGCTAATAGTAACGTCGAAGTTTTCATCTGGGTTTCCCTTACTAAACATTTGGGGATCGGGTACTCCAGTCACATTAAAGAAGATGCGATCGGGACCAAACCTTTGGAAGTTGCGGTAGCACAAAGCAATCACCTCAGACATGTGCTGCAAATATTTGTCCACCAAGAATTGGCGGCGGATGCCAGATAGTGGAGACTGTTCATCCAGTCCCACCATGCGATCGGCCTGCTCCTGGAGGTTATTCTCCATCTCAACGGATCCGGGATTGAAACCCGGTCCTTGCATAAACCTAATTTCTCCAGCCCTCACTTCGGGGATAAATCGACCAGGACCTATCTCCTCGGGTTTACGTCCCTTCGGGTGCGTAACGGCTGGAAGAGTGGAAAGACTATTGCTATCAATGCGACTGTCGCGTTCCACCTTCACTTGGTTCTGTATACCACGCAAAAGACCCGGAACAGTGGCAGTGTCATATAGCCGCTTATTATCCTCGCTGAAACGGGTAACTACCACTGGGTAGTCCTCATATCCGTTTAGTAGTTCAAACTTGGCGTAACCAGGGATGTCTAGCCCCTCGTCGCCGGAAAATGATTCGTGGAACACGGTCTCGTAGATCCCTTCCGACCCGTCGGTCTCGTCGATCAGTCTCTGGTATCCGTGTATTATTTCTACTAGTTCCTCGGCCTCGTAAG